ATTGGTGCGCCATGAGGGTTTCGAACCCCCAACCTACAGATTCGAAGTTTTTAAGTTTTTAATGTATACAAATACGAATGTATTATTTTTAAGTGATTTATAGATTATATAAAAAGTTAAAATTTTTTATGCTTTTCATAATGCTTTTTTATTTGAGCACAAATATTATTTGCTGCCAGGAGATAATGTGTTCTAATTATAAGATTAGTCTTTTTCCCCCTTGCCTACCTTCTGCCTACCCTACATTTTTGTTGTCTGTATTTAGCGAAACTGATGATTTTATCTCATTCTGCTGTTCTTCAATTTTTTGTTCTATGAATAGTTCAACTTTACCTTTGTTTCTCTCATTAAGTTTTTTGTAAAGATTTAGTATGTTATCTTCATCGCTAGATATTGTTTTTTCTACTCCTTTAATTAACCAATCAAAAGATAGTGCGTAATATTCGCACAAAATTATTAATTGTTTTACAGTTGGATTTGATTTTCTGTTTTTCCAATCTGTCAATGGAGTTTTTGCCAATCCTAAAATTCCGGCTATTTCAGCGCCTTTTATGTCATTTGTTTCACAAAAGTTTAATAATCTTTCAATATAATCCATAATAACCTCCTTAAAATCATTTTAAATTATATGCGATAATTTCGCAAATATTTCTTGACAATGCGATTATTTCGCATTATAATTAAATTGAACACAAAACAAATAAAAAACGATTAAATTTACCAAACATTATAACACATTTGTTTGCCTATAGATAGTGAAAAATGTCGAATGTAGGTAAATCAAAAAAATAAAGGAGGTTGTGTTTATGAATAAAGAAGTAAGTAAAAGTATATTTATAAATGGTTGTTTAATACATTTTACTAGATTAAAAAAATGTAATGAAAGTAATTATGTATCTTATTATATCTATTTGAATGAATGTTTAGTTGGTAATATTCCTCTAGAATTTACATTAAAATATTCATTCACTTCTGAACTAAAATCATTAAAACTTGTTTATTTTGAACTTGTTGAGGTTGGAGGTGAATGAAATGGCATTTAATCAAAGAAACAATCACAAAACAATGAGAATATCGGACGAAGCATTGGAATACATAGAAACATTTGCTGGCTCAACTTTTAATGACAAAATTAATAACATGATAGATTATTTTATAAATACACAAAAGACTTTTGAAGCAGACTTGCGATTTCAAGAGGATAAAATCAAGGACAAGCGTAAACTACTTGAAGAATTAAGAAAAGAAACGTCAGAACTTAGCGACGGAATTAAAACAATTTATTATAAATATAATGATTTATTAAGATAATGAACACATAATTTAAATCTGATTAAGTAGATCTACGAAAACAATGTGTTCAATAAAATATAAAAAAAGAATGGAGAAAATGAAATGGAATTTAAATCAAATGTAATCGTATTATACAGCAGACCTTTTGAAATAGAAGACGAAAAAACAAAAAAATTAAATAGAGGTGTTTCAATCCAATATTTAATGGACGAAAAATTACTACCAAAAGAAACAGACCAAGATAAAGGCTTGAAAGTAAATAAAGGTTCAATAGATTTCTTAAAACAAGGAAATCTTATACAAGTTCCCGGCTTATATGAAGCAAGTTTTACCATGAAAACTAATGGAAACGGAAAGCCTGAGCTTGCAATTGCTGACTTAGACTTTAAAGGCATTTTGATGCTAGAGATAGATGAAAGCCTAGCAGAGCCACGATAATAACCTTAAAATTAGTGAAATACCAAACAGGCACGGAAAGACAATGTCTTTCCGTGTATATGGCATAAGGTAAGTTTTATAATTTGTAGTGGCGAAAGCTATTCATTCAACTAGCGTCGCAGACAAGAGTGCCGACAAAACTCATGGTAAATCAAAGAAACTCAAACGGCACGTGAATAATAGACTAAATATAAGGTGTAAAATAAAAAGCTAGGGAACGTAAAAAGTTTCAAACATTAAAAAAAATCTTTGAGACTTCCCACTTTTTACTTTAAAAAGCTGTGTCCACTAAGAATCGTACACATTATATATGCGACTTGTCGCCTTGTTAAAACTCAGATTAACTTTTTGTAATTTAGTAATGTAGCATTTATTAGGTCGGGTGATATAGTTGTGAGTACCTAATCACTTTAAACTCTCAAATGCTACATCATTAAGTAACAAAAATTGAACACATAAATTTAATCAGATCAAACCTGCAGCATTAAAAAATGTGTTCATATAAAATCTATTTGAGGTTGTATAATATGGATTTATTAAGTATTCTTTATTATTTAATTTTATTATTTAGGATATTAATAACTGTTTTATGTTTAGTAATCGCTATAAAGAAATTCTATGAATCTATCAAGTCCGATTCTTTATTATCTTCTTCATTTTATATATTAGGTATAGTTAATGGTCTTTTAATTATTTATTTAATTTTGAGGTAAATTATATGGAAAATTTAGAATTATTAGAAACAACTAATTACATGGAAATCCTAACCCAAATAAACGAAAATATAATAAAAAATAATGATTATCTAGAAAAAATATTAAACGAATTAGATAGCTATAAAATTGTTATGTTCTTATTAATATTCAGCATGGCAATGTTAGTAGCATATTCTATGTTTAAAGAATAATGGAAATTCAATTTCTATTAGAATTTGTATATTTTATTTCGCCATTTCTTTGTACTTGGGTGATTATAGTTTTAACAAAGGACTGGTTAAATAACGTATGGTAATTGATTATTTAAAATTATATATATATTCGTTTATGGTAGGTGTTTCAATACAATTATTTAAACTATGGTTTAAAAAATAGAAAAGAGGTGAAAAAAATTAAAAGAAAAGTATTAGTATTTTTTACATTAATATTATTAATAACATTAAATTTTAATGTTTTTGCAGCAGAATATAAAACAATTAAAATTGATAATGTTACTGTATCTTCTGCCAATGGTAGTAATATAAATAATGAATATATTCCTATTGGTGCTACATGTAAGGTTTCAGATTTAGATTTTTCGGGTTTAACTATTAGCAAAAAAGAGCAACAAGATATTAATGTATTATTTTATAAATTTGATGGCAACAGTAGTTATCAATCTGTTTTGACTATTAAAGTAAACTTTGAAAATGGTCAATATAAATCATTTGTTAAAAATGATATTTTAAAAAATTACGATGTAACACATATAAAGGTTGGTGTAAACCAATATTCACCAGTATATAATGTTACTTTAAATGGTTCATTTAAAGTATTCTCTGATGATTTTATACCACCTAAACCAGAACCACCGAAAGAAAAATTTAGTGTAGTTACTAAAAATATGGACTATGACAATAATGTGTACAAGTTTGTATTTAACAAGGATTTCACAGTAAATTTGGCAGATATAGAATTTAAGGATAGTAAGGGAAATAATGTTGCATTTACACATTCTGTAACTAATAAAGAGTTAGTAATATCCCCTACTTCAAAATTGGCTTCTGGTACTTATACTATAAAAGTAAAAAAAGTTACTTCTCTTGAAAAAGAAGAATTAACAAATATTTCTATGAGCCTTTTAATACAAAATAAATTTTATTTAACTGGTAAGGATTTTAGTAATTTTATATCTACAGATACAAAAGAATTAAATTTACAATTTAATAAAGATATTGTTGTAAATTCAATATCTTTGGGAAGTTTAACAGTAACAAAAACTGTAGACAAAAACAAATTAAAAATAACTTTGCCTACTCTGGCAGAAGAAACTGATTATCCTTTGTCTATTAAAGTTACAAGCACCGACAATGAAGTATTAGAACTTAGTTATGGTCTAACTACTAAAAGTATTACAGGTAACAAAGAACTTGATGCTATTTTATCACCGATACTTAGTATGTTTGAAACTTCTAAAGTAAACGGTATATTAATAATAATAACAGCAATATCAATTGGAGTTATATTCGTAGCCGGAAAATGGATTTGGGGAATTGCAAAAGAATGGCTTAAAAAAGCTAAATAATAAAGCCCAAGTAAGCTATATATAATAGCTTAAAACTATAGATAAAAAATTAAAATCAAAAGGAGATTAAAAAATGGGTGAATTACAACCGATACAAGACGCTATAATTGGTATGTTTGGCAATGCTAAGACTGCCGGATTAGCGATAGTAATAGCAGCAATATCAATGGGAGTTATATTCGTAGCTGGAAAATGGATTTGGGGAGTTGCAAAGGAATGGCTTAAAAAAGCTAAATAGATAAGAGAGGTTAATTCCTCTCTTTTTTATAAGGTGGTGATTAAAAATAGTTAAGAAAATAATAATACTTATTTTGCCTTTACTTATAGTATTTTCTTTTAATGCCTACTCTGACTCTTTATATGTTGAAGGCACTCATACTCCCGGAGCAATAGAGTTAAATATTATGAACGGTATAGGTCCATATAAGATATACAAGAGTACAGACAATCAAAATTTTAATTATTTAATGGAAATTACATCAAGCAGATATAAAGAATCCGGATTGGAAAATGGTCGTACATATTGGTATAAAGTAGTTGATAGCACAGGAAAAACAGGACTTGCAAAACAGACTATACCCTTTACTATGATAGAAGTCTATCCCCTAGAAGTAACAGAATTAGGAGATACTTACGTACAATTAAAATGGAACACTTTATATAGTACAGTTGATTTATATGTAAATGGCTCTTTGTGGGAAAGCAGTATAAATGAAAGTTCTGTAACAGTAGATAATTTAGCACCCGGTAAAGAGTATGTTTTTCATTTCATTAATCGTGCCGGTGAACGTTCTAATTCTGTTAGGGTTACAACTTCTAAGAATCTAGATAACTTAATAAATAGATTAGATAAATTACTTACTAAATTATTTGTAAGTGATAGCTTTAAAGTTGATAGTAACAACAATGGAATTGTTGACGGAATGGAAGGCATCCATAATAAAGGACAAGAAATAATAAACACACCAATAATTAAATATCCAAGCAATGTCGGTGATATTATAGGAAATAGCAAGGATAAAATAAAAACCCCTAGTATAGAAGAAAGTTCCTCGGCTTTAAATAACCTTCCTAAATTCGAGGTTGAATTTGTACCGGGATATAAGGTTAATATTTTGAATTTAGAACCATTTATAAAGCAAATAAAGCTAATAAGGTACGTTTTAGTATGTATGCTTTATGTTGATTTATTTATATACTTTGTTAACAAAGTAATACCAAGCTTAAATGCATAAGAGGTACTGAATATGATAATGGATTTTTTAACCGGAGTAATAGAAAAATTTCTAGGTTGGGTTTTAAATACTTTGCAAAGTTTGTTTAGCAAAATAGACTTGAAGCCTTTCACAGAAAAATTTGAATACTTAATAAATCTTGTTGATGTTGTTAATGTTCTTTTTCCTATAAAAGAGACATTGACAGTATTAGGTATACTTTGTACGTTTGCTTTTTTTAGCTTAGTATTCTGGTGTGTACAAAAATTAGTTGCATTAATTAGAGGATAGTGAACACAATCCCTCGCTCTGATGAAGCAGATCCGGAAAAAGTATGTGTTCATATTAAATTGGAGGTTTAAAAATGTTATATATATTATGCTGTATATTTAGTTTCATTATAGGTTGGAAATTTGCTAAGGTATGGAATATGTTACAAGTTGCATATTTTAAAAGACAGATTGACGATGAAGAAATAGAGAAAAAATTTGAAAAGAAATATAGACAAGATATAAAAAGATATCAAGAAGAAATTTATAGGTTACGAAATAGTATAGATGATTTTAAAGAATATTCTAAAGATGATTTTGAGGAGGTTTAACAAATGATAGAGGCTTTCACTGGTTTACCGGGTGAGGGAAAAACATATAATATGGTTCGTAAAGCATATAAGCAGCATTTAAGTGGTAGGAAAGTATATGCAAATTTCAAAACCACTTTTGCTACATATTACAAAGAACTTGATGAAATTTATGGTGTTAAAGACGCATTGATACTAATGGATGAAGCAGGGATTTATTTACCTGCTCAAGCATGGAATAAAATTCCTTTTGAGTTTATGCGCGCTATTAGACAACATCGTAAAGGTGGTAATGATTTATGGTATACCGCACAAGATATGCAAGATGTTTCAACTGCTCTTAGACGTGTAACACAATTTCAACATGATTTTGAGAAATTCTTATTTTTTTGTACTGAAAGTGTTAAAAATCCTAAGTCAAAGAAAAATTATGGTTTAAGGTTTATTATTTTTAAAAAAGAAATATATGATTTATATGACACAAATGATGAAGTAGAATTCGCTGATTTTATGAATTTAGATAAATTAGACAAATGAAAAGTGAACACAAAAAATCTGCAGCTTCCGGAGTGTTTGTGTTCATTCTTATTTTGGTTTTCCGATTTTATGAGGGAAAACAAAATAAGAATGAATAAAACGCGAAAAAATTATACAACAAAATATTGTTCGGGCGTCCTTGTAACACGCCCCATGAAAAACCATGAAAATTTTATAAATTTTGTTGAAATTTAAAAGCGAAATGACTAAATTCTCGTTTCGACAGCATATACCTCGTCGAAATTCTAAAATGAAAGGAAATTGTATAAATGATACATTATGCGACTAAATATTCAAAAATATACAATGAATTTGATAATGAAAATAATGTTTATTGGTTTGACTTTAAACAACAGAAGTTTCTACATAACATAGATACTTATTACTATACAATCCTTTTTACCGCTGATGAAGAGGATAAAGACAATTTTTATTATATTCTTAAACAAGATAAAGAAAAGGTTAAAAAAGAAAATGAATCAATAAGTAGTATTAGCAGTAAGTATATTACAAATGGCTATTCTTTTGGTAGTTATAAATTTGATTTGGAGTTACCGGAAGAATATTTAATACTAATAGCTGAACATGTACCAAACGAACAGACACCACAAATTATAGTTCAAATTAGGTCTATGGCTCTTTGGCTCTACGGGGTAAATGAAGCTATAAAGAAAAGTTTTGATGATGTTCAGCAGATTTGTAACGAATATAATCTTATTATCAAAGAAGTTAAAAGCAATCGTATTGATTATTGCTGGCACACTAATTATATTCAAGACCTTGACGTTTTTTTCAATCCTGTTAATATTGCTAAAATGAGGGTATCTCGCTTTGATACAGCAGATATGCACTTCAAATTTCGTGGTGATGAAGATATAGAATATGATTATATTAGACTTGGCAGACTTAAAAGCAATAATATGATATTTAGAGCATATTTAAAAAGTAAAGAAGTTGTTGAAATGGGATATAAACCTTGGTTTTTAAAGATATGGCAATTAAACGGACTTATAAATCGTTATGATTTATTTGTATATGAGGAATGCTTTAAAAATCATTCTTGGGAATATCTACATAAGGCACGATTAAAGTTTTATTATGAATATGGACAAGACCAATTTGCTAAGAATCGAATTGCCGGAATACTTAATGAACAAAATGGAACAGGTGTAAATGATTATGATGATTTAAAAGCTTTTGCTGATGAGTTAACTCCTAAAGTTAACATGATAATAAATTTCGAGTACCAAACAATGCGTAAATTTTATAGTTCTATACAATTTATAAACTTTAGAGACAGACAAGGCATATGTAAGGATTTATTAATCGAGTTAGATTCTAGACGTTTGATAATTGACTATCTAACTCATGAAACATTACGCTTTGTAGAAAAAGTTAGCACAGAGAGAAAAGAACGTCGAGATTATGCCCCCTTTTGGGAAAGGCTTCGCAAATGCAAGATAATAGATTGCATAGTTCCACCCGATAGTTTAAGTTTAGTTCGTGTATATAAAACAAATTTATGTGCTAGTTTAGTAAAAAGAAAAGCAATTAACAGTATTGCAACACTTAATGTTTACAAACAAAATAACAATGTCAATATTTATGGTGATTTAGTTGATTTTATAAGTAGCTTGAATGACAATGATTTATACCAAATGCGTATGTATAAGAATAAAAAAATTCAACTGCTTCAAAACGAACTTGAAACAGTTGAACATGTTGATAAAAAACATACGATTGGTATCGTCGATACTGGTACTGGTCTTTTATTAAGTCAATAGTATCACATTACTTAAATTTTGTAAACATAAAATATATGAATACATTTTTACTGTAGTAATTTTGAAAATGTGTTCTTCCTAATTAAAAAATATTGAACACATATTTTTAAAGCTGCAGCTTCATCAGATTGAGAATATGTGTTCAATATAAATCATGATTTTTGAGGTGAACATTATGGAAATAAAACAAGTTATGGAATTGTACCTTGTTGAACAGGAACTTAAAGGAAACAGTCCAAAGACTATAGAGAGATATAGAGATTATATATGCTATTTTGTTGATTATTTTGGAAATAAAAATGTAGAAGATATTAAGCGTAAGGATATAGAAACTTATCAGCTTTATTTGTTAAATCGTAATGCCATGCCGAATAAGTACAGTAATAATGGAAAGGTTAAAAAACTTAGCAGATATACTGTAAGAGGATATATAACACACCTTAGAGCCTTTTTTAATTGGCTTTATGACGAAAATATCCTTGAAGAAAAGATTTTTAATGGTTATAAAATGGTTAAAGTACCTAAACAAGTAAAGCCTATTATGTCCGAGGAAGAAATAGAACTTGTTTTGATGGATTTCGGCAATGGAATGTTAGGCACTCGTAACAAGTGTATATTTTTACTTTTGGTCGACAGTGGTTTAAGAGTTCAAGAAGTCGCAAAACTTAGAATTTGTGACGTAATGTTTGAACAAAATAGGCTTATTGTTAAAGAAAGTAAAGGGGAAAAAGATAGGATTGTACCTCTAACGCTTTATACTAAGCGTGAATTGTTAAGATATTTGAAGCTTTTTCGCCCTGCCCCTGATACTCTTAGCATAGATTATTTTTTTCTTAATGTTGATAAGGAGCCTATAACAGAAGGTGCTATACAAAATGTTTTATATAGATTAAAAAATAGACTTGAATTAAAAAAGTTAAATCCTCATTTTCTAAGGCATACATTTGCTACTAGATATATTATAAATGGCGGTGACATGTCTACCCTACAAATGATACTTGGACATGAGGACATAGAAACTACTAGGAAATATGTGCATTTGGCTAATTATTATATAAAAATGGATTTTGATGCCTTTAGTTCTGTGTCTAAGATTATGGATAATAAACGCAAGAAAAAGCGTAGTAAAGATTAGTTATAAATGTGATTTTTTTAAAATATGAAGTATTGAAAAATACATATAAAAAGATTGGTGCGCCATGAGGGTTTCGAACCCCCAACCTACAGATTCGAAGT